TGACATTTAAGTCTCCAAAAAAATTTAAATACCTTTTCCGAAAGTGACCGTGGACTTACGTTCTTTGAACATAGGCATCCTCGGATCATTCTCGCGCATGTATGTGTTGTCAACCGATTGCATTTGCGCGTCCGCTTGTTGGCGATAGTACGCATTACGCTGTTCAGTAAACTCCACAGGTGTTTTGCAAAGCAAGAGACCACCTACCTCGATACTGTCTGGAAACTTTGCCGCAGCAGAGTTAAACAAACGAATCTCGGGATGATCTGAAGCTTTAACGGGTTCCCAACCCTCGGCAAGCTTGGAGGAATAGTTTGTGGCGTCATCTTTCCCTTGCGAGGCAATCCTGATCCAACGAAACGCATAACCCGGTTCCGGATTCGGATCGGGTAGAAGTTTGGGGGGCATCCATTGTTTAGGACGCTCCGCCTTTTCGCGTGTATCAAGTTCCCGTGATAGGGGTTTAGTTTTTTCCATTATGTTTTCCTCATTTCTTCAGCAACCTTACGGGCGTACAGTTCCAATGGAACTCCCAACCGCTTGGCGAGATTCACCTGTGTCTGCGTCAGCACGATTTTGCGCGGTGCTGTACTACGCGTTGCAGGTGCAACGTTATTGGATTTGGTTCGCTGAGGTTTCGCATCAGCGGGTTCGTCGGCTCCAAATTGGTCGGCGAACCTTTCGCGCATGTCAGTGTTGATACGTCGGTAGTATTCTTCACTGCCTGCCGGAATTCCTTCCCCTACCAAGTCCTCGTGCAAGCCGAGGGCATAAGCTGTCATCCGTTTATTGGACCCAAACCACTGATTTTGGTCTTGCCATGCAAGCAGTTTTTCGTCCACGGGTGCAGCCGGTTGGGGCTGATAATTAGTTTGTACATCAGTTTTTTCTTCCTGTAAAGGGGCTGGGCGAAAATTATTTACTTTTTCCGCTTTCATCTTGGCTGAGGTAAGCGCTTCTTGGGCGTTCACCAGAGCGTCAGAGTCACCCGCTTCGTAGGCTTCTTTGTACTGACGTTTTGCAGTTTCAAGCTCGTTGGCCACCACTTTCTTGGCTTGCTCAATCAAGGCTGTCTGATTCTGGTTAACAGAACCTTTGAGCTTCTTGTTTTCTTCAGCCAAAGACTGGGCAAACCGCAGCGCTTCTTCTTTCTCACGCTCAGCCGCTTCTTTAGCGCGGCGCTCGTCGTGATAGCCTTTTGTAAAGTGTTTAATGCGTTTTTGAACACTTTCGTCGTACTTTGACAACTCGTCGTCCGTCACCTCTTTTGGAGGGTCAGTCATGGGTTTGCGCCCACGGTCCTCGGGAGGCGTGTCGTCTACAACTTCAATTTCCGGTTCGTCGGACTCAGGTGCTACAACCTTGCCACCCTTACGGGCGTTGACTTCCGCTTCATCAGGAAACTCAAATTCTGTCTTTTCAATTTCAGCCATGATTACTCCTTAGTTAGGTCGCTGGATACCACGAGGGTCTTGCACAACGGCTTGTACGGAATCGTCATTAATCAGACGCCATTCGGTGCCATGAATTTTCATGCGGGTTCCCGTGTTAGGACGTACTAACACAAAGTCTCCCACTTTACAGGATGGGCCAGACGGGAATCGGGCTTTATCTGCAAACGCATCGGGGCCAATCTTTGCGACAAATAACACGGGGGATAAAAGCTCCTCGTGGTGCATTATCGTGGAGGACTTTAAAATCCCTGTCTCGCTGAATTCTTCTTCAGCTTTGGGCAACATACACAGAATGTGATACGTCGCGGGGTCCGGTACTTGTTTGGCTTTCTCTTCTGCGGAGGTATTAAGCACCCCGCTCAGATCAACCGCACTAAGTTCATACTGCGCGGTTTGCAGACCTCGGATAGTTCCGCACAGTTCTTTATAGTGCTCGTGGGATTTAGCTCCACCAGCACTAATTACGTCAACCAACTGCTTGACGTGTTCGTTTAGTTTGCCGTCTAAAACTTCAAGCAGATTGGCCATGATTACTCCCTATTGTTTTGTAATAACTTCTCAAGTCTGTCCATATCGGCGTGAGCTAGCTTTTGAGCGTGTACTTGTCCGCCATGAGCCATCTTCTGCTGAACCTGAGCTTGTTGCTGCTGCATAGCTTGCTGTTGCTGGGCCTGAGCTTGTTCAAGCTCCATCCGTTTAGCAGCCATCTCCATACCGTGCAACTCCTGCGCTTGCATAATTTCCTGCTGTAGTCGCATGGATGCCATGGCTGGGTCTTCACCAGTTCGAGCCGCGCTCTCCTGCGCCTTGAGTGACAACTCCTCGGCTTTAAGCTGCAAGTCGCCCTTGACCTTAAGCGCTTTAGTGTCAGCCTCTTGTTTCTTGATAGCCAACTCAGCCTGCTGCAACTGCATGACGGGGTCTTGCGCCATCTGCTGAGCTTGCTGATTTGCCACCTGACCTTTGCTTGCAGCCAGCACTTGCTGTGCGCCTTGGGCAACCAGACGAGACAACATAACTTCTGCGTCTTCTGGCAGTGGTTCGTCGGGTGGTGGTAGTGGCACGCCAAGCTGCTCTTCGACTTTCTTGCGGTACGCAAACGCCAAGTGTTCTGAGAGGTGAGCTTGAATCTCGGCCATCATCTTCTGGGCTTGTGGGTTTTGGCCAACCTGCGCCATTATGAGCGGGTCCTGCATCATTGATGTATGTACAGCAATGTGTGCGTCGTGGTCTTGATAGATAAACGCTTTAGTGGGTTTGCCATTCAGGAACGCCATGTTCTCACTGACAGGATCGCGTGGTGTCATGTCGTCATCTGTAGGTACAAGCTTCTCAGCGTTCTTCACACCAAGCACCTCAATCATCTGACGGTGCAGTATGGGCAAGTCATAAATCTGCGGGGCTTGCTGCGCCAACTGCATCACCGCTTGGTACTGCATGATGCGCTGCGCCATCGTTGCGCTGTTCGGATCGGACACGGGGATCACGTCCACCATGTCGTAATCTTCTTGCTTTGCCATGCGGTCGCCGCTTGACGGATCAAAGCTGTACTGATCTGGTGTGTAGTCGCGGATGATATCACGCAGGAGTTTGAACTCTTGCTTCATGCTGTAGTGCACGCGGGCCTGTACAGCAGACATTGTCTTTAGCTGACGCTCGAGTAATGCAAGCGTGGTACCTACCGGAGCATTTGCACTCATGTCGCTGATGTTCATATCAGCAATAGAGCCAAGGCGTTTGCCTTCGTCAGTGATCTGGTTTAGTAGCGCCAGCAGAACTTGTGATGGCTCTTTGTACGGCAACATCATGATGTTGTCTTTGACCGCACCACTTGGCACATCTACATCACGGAACTCACCGGGATTGATTGGGGTGTCGTCACCCTTGATACGCAGACCGCGAGCTTTAAGTCCACCGGGCAAGTTAGCCAACGTACCCGCATCCACGAGTTGACGGATGATAGAAGTACCTGCGCGTGCGTAGCCGCCGATCAAGTGAATCAGGCCCAAGCCGTAAGCACCAAAGCCGGGTATATATGTGTACTGTACGAAGTGGTCGCGTTTTAGTTTCTGCTTGTCGTCTGGGTTCCAGTTACGGCGGATGGCCAACACTTTGTTAGTACCGCGATCAATTGTTACCACGTATGGCAGTGCAATCTCATCTTCGTCCTCGTAACCCGGCAAGTCGTAGTCAACGTGGATTTCAAGAATCTGATAGCGGTCGTCATCTGTGAGCGTAAAGCCTTGGTCTTCCGCTTTCTTCTTCTCAATGTCCGTGTGGATGATTTGTGGCTCACCCAACTCAACGTCACGATAAAAGCCAGCCACCTGCAGCTTCTTCATGTCGTTCTTAGTCTTACGCATGATGTGCGCAACACGATCAGATGTCTTCAGGCTCGACGCACCATAGGGAATGATGATGTCTTCAGCGGGAATAAACACCGCAATCTGACGATTTAAACTGGGGTCAAAGTAGACCTTCTTGAACGCACTGCCAGCCAAACCGAGGGAGTACAGCATCTTCTCATGCTCAGGGCGGTACTCAGACATTACCTCGGTCAACTGGTAGTTCATGTCCTCCCGGACGCGCTCAGCAGCCTCTTCTTTAAGACGATCAATTGCGCCGATGATCTCGGTTTTGACCGGGCCTTGAGCAGGGAACGTTTCAATAATAGTCTCGCTCTGGAACCGTACAGCAGCTTCTGTGAGTACCGTTGAGAAAACACCGCAAGCACCGAGCCACGGTTCAGTACGCTCTTCATACTTCATCCCCAAAACGTCTAAGCCCTTGACATACATCTCCACCCATTCTTTGCGACCGGAAATGTCTGCGTCCACCAACTCAACTAAGTCGCTGGCAACTTTCTGCAACTCGCCCTCGTCCATCTCTTCTGCAAGGTTGGCATCGAAGTCATCGCTTTTATTGCCTGCAACAATCTCCATCAGGTCAATCTCCATGCCGTCCATGCCGACGATCACACCCTCAGGGTTCTCGATCTGAATCTCAATGCCGGGGCCTTCCTCCATCTCAGGAGCCAGTGCATCTAACCCAAGCGGTGCTGGGTTCAAGGAGGGGAACATATTAGTAGCCATTTAAAGTCCTTAGTAATACGCTTGCCGACGGGCCGCGTAATAG